TCCATTTCTGAAGATAGACATGTTGAAAGTAGTAACAGCCGGCGGTCTGTAGATTCCCAATCTAAGATCATCGCCGAACGCAGTATATATTGTCGGAATGGCAGAATTACCATAAGACAACACAAGTGTTCCGGAGCTTATCGGTGCGATAACCTGGGTCTTCGAATTATAACAGAAGTTATAGTGACTCTGAAATGGTGCTGACACATCAACGTAATTCATGTCCGAAATCGGATACATGACCTCTCTTGCGAGTGGTCCTGTAATCGATGAGACAGAAGTATACGCATTTGCATAAGCAATAAAATCAAAGCCCTCCATTGCATCTATTATTGGAAGACCTGGTTGGGTCACATCACGATTGTAGTATGGAACAAAGAATACCTGGGGGAGGAAACCCTCTCCGTTTCGGAATACTCTGAATTTCACACCACCAGCCCATGCTGCATAAAGACCTCTCCACAAGTTCTGAGGTTGAACAGGAATGTTCAAATGATTCATAACAACACCTTCCGATGTTGTACGAGTCAGAACTGCGAATTGATCCAATGCTGCATTTGAAATTGGGATCACTCGAATATATCTGCGTCCGATCTCATGAACATCAGAAATAGTAAACTCAAACTTCTCACCAATTTCCCATTTACATGGTTTATTAGCGCGATCCGGAGTTTCTTCCATCGTCATGACTATCCTCTCAGCCTGATCCGTATTCTCACCAGTCCCACTGGGATTTACATCTTCGATCGTGTCAGTTTCAGTTGGTCCTTGGGCTTCAAACTCGATATCACTCATTGGTATATTTGGTACCATGAAGTAAAAATCTGGAGTATACACAAGAGACTCTGGTCCAGGGGTCAATCCAGGGCTCGGAGTAAATCCAAGCAATGTCATGACCGGTCCCGCAATTCGTATTTGGTTCACAGTGATTCGCCATCCTGCAGTTGTACCCACAGTTGAAATCCATGTTCCTTGGAAAGTTGTATTTCCAATAACATCATATAAACCATCCGGAGCAACAGTTGCATTATTCCAGATAACTAAGTTATCCGACATATTAACAACTGGATTTCCAGAAACATTTCGCGAAAAACCGGCCAATACAAAGCTTGATACTCTGATAGTATCACCTCTAAAACCATAAGTCACACTCGGTATATATTCCAGATAATTATTCCATGTAAATGGTGAATTCGGCCTTGGAACGGCCAATTTCGGGTTCAAAAACCGTAAGAAAACTAAAACCTCAACAGATCCTGAGACAGTATCCGGAGCAATCAAGCTATTCAGCACATAAACACCAAACGTTCCTAAAGCGTAATTTTGAATAGGGTCTGTAACAGACTCACCCTCATACGTTCTCAAAAATTCGGTTTGCGCATTGAATGGAATTACTTCAGTGTGTACATAATTCGTACTCTCATCATTCGGCGCAAAGTTCATGTTCGAAGAATAGTTCACATTTCTCGATCCAAGTACTAATCCGGGAGCTCCATAAGCCATAAGAGCTTGCAAACGAACGGAGTGAAACTTAGTTTGTACTGCTACAAACGTCAATTCCACATCGCACCTCCAGAACATAAATTGATTTAAAACTGCAATGTTGATTGGAATATTATTCCCTTCAGCAATACCACATCGTGTATTCAAAGTAATTTTATAAAGTTCAGTACCCACTGGGGTATCTCTATCTATAGAAAATTTCGTCAACAATGTTTGGTGTGCAAGTAATGTTTCAAATTTAGTTTCAGCAGGATTGAATAAATCCATCTGTTGGCGAGCCAAAGTGGCAGGCTTCAGTTGTAAATCAGTGGTCGGTCTCACACCGTGTGAGGCAGCCATGGAAGAAAAGTGTTGTACCATGGGTAAAGCACCAGAAGCCAAAGGAGGATTATCCAATGGCATTGGAATTTTAACATCAGCAGAAAGGTCTTGATGGGCTTCTGCAGCCGCATTATTAGATATACCTTCAATAGGCATATCACCTCCCGCATTCCAATAGTTGCTTATACTCGTGGATGACACATTTCCTTGGGCCTCAAACGGTCCATCAAAGGAAACCATTTCTGGAATTGATTCTAAGCCTGTTACAGTATAGAACTTATTCCTTCCTGGTTCCGCATCCAACGGTCTCGGTATTGTAAACTTAGAGCCAGGGAAAGCTGAGTAAACAGTCAGGGTCACTTCATTGTTGTCTACTGCAGAAAGTGCAGATAGTGGTGTCACATAAAGTGTCCCTAAAGACTCAGTCCCCCTCGCAATGGTATTCATAACCGAGCGTAAGTAAAGATATGGGATCGTTAGAGTGTATGTTGAACTCTGATCGGGTTGAATCTTGACATGTGAACATGTTGTAATGTTCGCTAATTCAACTGGATACGCCGCTAATGGCACAAAATATGCCACCAGCAAACCTTGTTGAAAAGGTGTTGCGTTTATTTGGAAAGATATTTCAATATCTCCCTTCCAGTATACGAAGCGATCAAAACCCATGTTTTGCACATTGTCAGGTTCTCCAAGTGATAATAATCCAAAAGGCAGATCTGTGCTAAAGATCGGCACTCCAGGAATATCAGCAGTGGTCCAATCAAATTGTCCTCTAAACACTCTCGATTCCGTGCCAAAATCAATGCCCATCGACGTTTCATTCACAGCTTTATTAGCCATAAATTCTGGTTGATGGGTATTAAGTCTAACACCATCCACAAGCTTATGCTCATTCAGCTTTGCCAAAGAGTTAGCAGGTGGGCCTTGGGCGAAAAATCCAAATGGAAAGTCCTCTCCTGAAGCGGCTGTTCTACTTGTGACAGCTCGTTGCATTTCACTACAAACGGGCATATCAATAGTTTCCAGATCCACTTCAAGTAATGCCTTATTAATTGCATTACAGAACCAACCATAATAGCTCTCTCCCCAAACACTTGACAATTCCATTGCCATTTTACATTCGTCACGTATCGTTTTGTTCCGGTTTCGCGTCCAGTGTATCATTTCTTGCAAAGTCTTCTTCTTCAAGGCTCCACAGTATTTCCCATTAATAAGTACAGGGTGTGCACCTAAAAATGTTATATCTTCGAATTTTCTAAATTCATCCTTAAGTTCTTCATCTTT